GTCCAACACTGTCGGCATTCTTTACCATAAGGACTGCCAGTGCTAGGAATCTGCGCCATGTTCGGATGACTGTGTGTCATACGTCCTGTCACTGCGCCGTTAGTGTTAACAAATCCACGTACTCGTCCGTCATCTCCAACCTCTTTGAACCATGAAGTTATCTGAGCAATACGCTTTTGAAGCATGAGATACTTAGCAATAACTGCAGCTTCAGGGATGTCATCTATCTTTGACAGGACTTTTTCGTCAACAATTGGCTGTCCCGTAGGCGTAAATTTTGTAGGCTTCCAGCCAAACTCCACGAGATATTCTCCAATTTGTTTCCTAGAACCAAGGTTAAAAGGTTCAGAATCACAACGAACAAGATGCTCGTTCGGATTCGCGCTCGCCTTTTCGTACTCCTCATCTGACAGCCTGACCTTCTTGGTTTCGCCTTTTATCTGCGCCATCTTAGAAACCTTACCAGCCTTTGTCATGAGAGGGACAAGGGTCATCTGTGTTTCTCGTGGCCTGAAAGTTTTGTGAACAAGCTTCTCAGCTTGAGATAGGTTTTCATTTAGTTCTGCCTGCAAACTCATAGCGTGTTTTTCATCTAACAAGAATCCACGATCTCGCTGTGCTTGCATGATGCGGTAAACTGAGTGTTCTAAAGTAACGGCGTCTTTACTAAATCCTGCTGCTTCGACACGCGCAAGATGCTGATAGACCTTGTGGTTTAGTGACACATCTTGTCTGCAATATGCCATCATCTCCGGTGAAAAGCTTTCAAAATCTTCGAACTCGATCTTCTTGTGACGAAGCCTGTAGCCCCATCCTTCGAGGCCGTGACCTCCCTCTCGCGTTGGATTAAACAATCGAGACAGTACAAGAGTGTCCACAATGAACCGACTGCCGTCATCCAGATCAGAGCCAAGGAGTCTTTTAACTACAGGTATGTCGTATCCAAGTATGTTGTGACCGATAAGTTCTTCAGACTGTTCGAGTAGCTTGACTCCTTGATCTAGTTGATCTGGTCCAAACTCATAAAACTTTTTAGTTGCTGTATCCATTGCAACAATGCAAAAGACTTTGGTGGGATCTAGACCATCAGCTTCGATATCAAAAACATAACTTGTCATATTTCATCTCCATCTAAGCCTTGAAGATCATCGACAGATACTTCGGAGAGGCGTCCACTATCTGAGTCATAATGAAGATGGGTGGCTAGACCAACATCTCCCGTGTATCTAGACTTTAAGACACGGACTTTAGTAGTCGAAGCAACTATAGGATCGTCTGCCTGCTGATTACGCTCTAAGCTTATTACGCAATCGCTCAATTGTGCTATAGATTGAGAGCCACGCAAGTGATTCAGTGCTGTCTCGATACCATTCTCGTGGCCTCGATCGCCCTGTGTGCGGCGCAAGTGTGAAACAAGAATCATTCCACAGCCCGTCTCTTCAACAAGAGTTCGAAGCCTGTGCATGATCATGTCAATAGCCTTACGCTCATCAGGGTCATCAGAAAGAAGTACAAGCATGTGAAGGTGATCAAGGACTATCCACTTACAGTCGCAGCCTATGATCATGTAACGAAGCTTACTGAAAACACTTTCAAGATCATTCATACCAAGGTGTCCGTACACCCACACACGATCCTTGTTTTCTCCTCCAAACATCTGATGGTGTATCTGTCGGAGATCGTCTTGATCAAAAAGATTACGAATACTGTCAAGGTGTAGTCGAGCATCAGCTTCAATAGAAAGTATGCCGTCGATTGTACGCTGCCAGTTTTCTTCGAGGGCCATAACGCCCACGTTATCTTTGGTCTTCTTGATGAGCCAGTGTTCTAGCTCACGGGTGACACTTGATTTTCCAAGCCCTGTGCCGCCCGTTAATGTAACTAACTCACCCGCACGTAGACCCTCTAGTTTTTCGTTCAGCCCCTCCCAAGGGAAAGGCACTGAGTCTTTGCGAGTACGAGTGAGGTAGTTCTCTACGTTCTCAGATACGTTTAAAACTCCAGAGGGTGTATATAACTTAGAGTTCCACCAGCACTGAACGTAGGCTTTGTGTTGCGAACCAAGTAACATGTCATTAGCGTCTTTGTAATCAACGGGAAGTGACATGATCTTTGCTTTGCCGGGACGCAACAGCTTGGCTACCTTTCGAGCAGCCTCTTCCCCCACCTTGTCGTTATCAAAGTTAATGATAATGTTGTCAAAGGATTCTAAAAATTCTAAGTTTTCTTTGATGTCACGGTCTGCTGACTGTGCGCCATTACGAATAGATACTACGGGCCACTGTGATCCCATCAATTCGAAAGATGACATTGCATCTACTTCACCTTCAACGATAGTTATATACTTACCACCACTTTGAAACAGCTGCTGACCAAACAAGCCAGCTGTCTTTGAATCACCCTGCCATGTAAAGTTCTTATCGGGCTTTCGTATCTTTATACCTACCTTGTCACAACCAGAATAATAGGGGTAAGCATGTTCAACGATTTTACCTTTTGAATTCTTTATGGATTTTACTCCATATTTTTTAGCCGTTGCCAGACTAATTCCTCTGTCTGTCAGGGCATAGTATTCACCGTCGTCCATAGACTGCCTCGATGATATTGGAGCGATGATGTTGTTTTTATTTGGTATAAAAGCTCCGCAGCTAAAACATTTGATAGAGCCATCTTCGTTCATCGCTGCGGGATCTGATCCCCCACACTCAGGGCAGGGGATATGAGTTTTGATAAATGCCATGTTAGTCCTCTACGACTTCGGCTTCCTCAACTGCAATTGCATCTTCGCTCAAGAACTCTTGAACCTTTGCGTGTAATGAAACACACGCTGCTTGTGCGATGACCACTCGATCTTCAAGGCCACGGACATCCTGCTCTGCTGCTACCAAAAGCTGGAAGGCTTTCTGTCCTTCAGGGGCTAGTAAAGATACATCGTAGACCGTATCGTTGTGTGTGTATGTTATGTTTGCCATTATATTTCGTCTCCGTCTCCGTCTTCGATGTCAAACTCAGAACCATCTGGTGCGTTATATTCCACAAGATCAAGGACTTGCATTGCTTGGAAGTCTAAACCCTTGAAGACTTGCCCATTCCACTTAGTGTCCCACTCCTTGTACTGAACCTTAACGTGTGAACCATTACCAACAGTCACGTCGATCTCACGTTTACTCCTGTCAAAGAGCTTAGGAGCTTGACGAATCATACCGTCTTTCCCATCGACCTTACGTTTGATGATCAACGCAGGGCCTTCTTCCATGTCTTTGACTGTGAAACCACGGTCACGAAACGAATCAGCCGTTGGCTCATCAACAACAAGATTAACTGAGTACGCAGGTGTGTACTTAGTGTTAGGTGTAGTAACAAAAGACCAATATGCTCTTCCTTCAATCACTGCCATTAAATTATCTCCTATATAAATATGTAATAAAATTAGGTATTTGTCTTAAAATATATTCTTCAGTAAGTTCAATACCATTATACTGAGAATCTAGTATAACCCATTCTTTCATAAATTTGACACTTTCTTTTGATGGCATGTGAACTCCAAGCATCATCACAAAAGCTCTCGCTAGAACATCATCTAGCAATTCGTCGTCAGTTAGTGTATCATCACACATGTCACCCCCTCATTGATTCACCTCTCTAATAAGTCTATCAACATACCATTTACATTTTCTAAGATCTTCAATCGGTTTACCCTTGTAGTCGTAGCGCCACAGATACTTCAACGCATTGCCTTTCAGGTAGCCTAAAAACTCATGCTCAGGCATAGAAGCCTTAATAGCTTCAATGGCTTCGATAGACCCCTTGTTGTAGTGATCAGGCTTGGTCACTGGATCAGCTTCTTTTCTGATAGACAAACTATTGAGTTGTCTAATTGTATCCCATTCTGTTGGGTCTGCATCATCTATGGACATGTATAGTCTCCCTCACGTATTGAATGAAGTATATAGAATACCTCAGTCGGAGTCAAATTTAAACCCTCCAAACCTTTAGCAATTGCTGTATAATCAGGGTAAGGATTATTAAAAATGTGCATCCAAACTAGATCATCCACTGTTAGCTGCTTGTTGTCAAGATTTTCCATTGTGTTTTCCTATATCATATTGACATATTCATCATTAATAACTGTTTGTATGTGGACGTACCCTTCAGGCCAGTATGTATAAGACTCTTTAAGAGCTTTTGCTGCCCTGTGTACTGATGCTTCAAAGTTCTCAAACAATCCTAGTTCGTCCTTGCAGTACCAAAAGGGTATACGTAGGACTGGCTCTGCTGCCCCGTGTTGCTCATAGTACACAATGATCTCGGCGTCGTTATGAATAGAGCCGTCGTTACCAAACATCTTTGTGTGGTCGTTCTCTGGTTGTTTCATGATTCACTCTCCGGTAGCTCATCGCTTGCTAAAAATAGGATCTTATCTAACATGTGTTTTGTCATGACCACGTTACCCTTATCGTCTAGGGTGTATTCAAAATCCTTACGAATCACGAAGGGTATGCCACCCCAAGGATCTCTCTTAATGATCTCATTGGTCACAGTCCTTGCCTGCGTGTAGCCTTGGCAGTAAATAGAATAGTCTCCGCCTGTGACCTCATAGATTGATACTTCATTTATCAACATTGCCTGTACTCCTTACACAAAAAGGTACGTGGACTACCTCTGCTACACATATTCGTTGACGGCTTGGGGGCAGCGTTCGTGTGCATTTTTCAAATATTCTAGGGACTGTTCTATATTCCAAACAGTCTCCCTCTAGTTCTGACGTAGCACAGCTAGTCCCTAATACCGCAACTAAACTAATTACTATACTGCTAATGGTTTTCATGGCCTTCTCCTTTAAATCATGATGTAGTTAATGAAAGCCAACGCAAACGCTGGCGAAGCTAAGATTGCAAGTATCAAATAAACTTGTAACATTTTCATTTTATCACTCCTCTGGGTAAGATTCTTCGAAGGCATAGTTATCTACCATGTAGTCAACTATCTCATCCTTCTGCTTCTCTGTCAAAACATCTATGATCTCTACGCTATGATAGAGTTTCACAGAATTAAGGTACACCTGCTTTTCAGTTTCGTCGTAGTTATAACCGACAGTAATATCTACAAACATCTCATGATCTTCAATATTGTATTCATACTGTAGTGTCATTGTGTCCATCTCCTGAAAGTTGTGTGAGTATATCTCTATCCTCAGTTGCTTCGTTCTGATAATCGCCCGAAGCAAGCTTATGATACGCCATTGCGTCTGCCGCTTCAAGGATTAAATCTTCGTCTTCATCTACTGCTGCTAACACATCAACAACAATGTCTACGTTCATGGTCACAAGGACTCGATGAACGCAGGCGTCTACCTCTTTCTTTGCCTCTTTACAGCAGTCCTCAAGATTGTCAAGGGCTATTAAAACTGAGTCAAAGTTTAAGTCGTCAAAGTCTTCAAGCAATTTTTTGTAGGTGTCTACAGTGTTTGCTAAGTTTCTTATGGCTTTAGCTTTGTCTTCTTTTACATAATCATTCATTGCCTTAGTCTCCTTACTAGTCTAGAAAAATATATCTGAGATAGATCCATTACGCATTCCCC